GGTTAGCACCACTCAGGTCAGCATCACTCAGGTCAGCACCAATCAGGTTAGCACCACACAGGTTAGCACCACTCAGGTCAGCATCACTCAGGTCAGCACCACACAGGTTAGCACCACGCAGGTCAGCACCACTCAGGTTAGCATCACGCAGGTTAGCATCACGCAGGTCAGCACCACTCAGGTTAGCACCACTCAGGTTAGCACCACTCAGGTCAGCATCACTCAGGTCAGCATCACTCAGGTTAGCACCACACAGGTTAGCACCACGCAGGTCAGCACCACTACTCAATGCTTCTATAACAGCATCTTTATAAGTTGTTTTAGTTGAACTAAAAATAATACTACCAGTAAATCTATTTTTAATTTCTATACCTATAACCTTTTCTTCTTTTTTGTTTTCAATTTCTGAAACATAAGACTTAACTTGGTCTAAATTATTAAGTACATCTTCTTTTGTTAGTTTTTTCATAATATTTTATTTATTTATAATTTTTAGGTGGGGGTTTTTACACCCCCTAGACTTAGTCTGTCTCTGGCATCTCCTTCATCACAATCTCTGCATTTTGGGGACACCCATCTGGAATTGGGACAGAACAAACCCTCCATTTGTGAAATCCCCTTCTGTCGGCATCCTCGATACACTGCTGACATTCGCTCATCTCTTCCTCCCTAGCTTGTTTCTTATACCAATTACTTTACCATAACACTTCATAGAACAGAACTTTCTAGTAGCATATCTTGGTCTGAATACTATTTTACAAATGGGACATTTTTTATCTTTTAATATTCTTTTTTTTATAAACTTTTCTAGTCTACCATCCTTTTTCATATGACATTTTCTACATAACCATTCCCAATCGGATAAATCTCTTTTATATTCCTGACTTATATTAGCTAAATCATATGGTGGTTTTTTCTTACAATCTTGGCATAATTTTGGCTTGGTGAGCTTTCTTTTTTTCTCCATCCCAAGCTTTAAATTTAATTTCTCTCATACTATCTTATTAATTATTAATCGTTCCCTCCTTATGTTAAAAGTTCAGGATTATTTAATTTCAATAAAAAACCTTTTACCCTCTTTATCAGTTTGCTCCCATCTATCTAATATTCCTTTCTTCATTAAATCACTTAGAAGTTTTTTAATCGGAGTATTATTTAATTTGTCGTACCATTGTTCTTCCATACTCTTAGTTATTTGTTTATTTCCTCTCAACAGCCAGCCAAAAACAATTGAAGGTGACGAAAGAACGTGACTGGCTATTGAGAAGATTAGTCTTTAAAATATACAACCCAGACAGAAAAGAAAATCATCCAGATTCCATAATAAACATCATCTGTTGCATAGAAAGCTATAAACGATATTACTGACCCTATCAATGCGGTATATGCCATATATTAAGTTAGTTATTTATAAATAAGAATTTGTAGTGGCAGGATTTGAACCTGCTCGCTTCCCAGTATTTCAGGGATGCTCTGACCAATGAGCTACGCTACAAACTCATATATTAAAACAAGTTAATTTTCTGGGCAACGAACACCCCTGCTGTTGCCCAATTAGTAGTAAAGGTATTTTTCAACCTATATAAGATACTAATGATAATTTTCTTCCTCTGATCTAGTCGTAAACGGATTAGAGATATTACTTCTTATCGCTGTTGTAGTACCTTATATAGGCAGATAAACTGCCTAGTTCTTAGAGTTTCAATTCTGGTTCTATATTTTCTACTTTTATTTCTGGATCAGGAGTTTGATCAGATTTAAGAAAGTCTGGTGTACTATCAGGTTCCTTAAAATCAGCACCGGTAGGATTGCCATTACTCTCAGCAACATCGTTACTCATAAAGATTGGTTTAACTTCTTGATAAATAGCAGAAATCTTTTTTAAATCTTCTGGGGTGGTCTCTCTCATCCCTTCAAATATTGGAACATAGTATTTACCATTGTCACCCATCTTGAGGTCTATTTTGGCCTTTACAAGAGCTGAGAAGATAGGTTTGTTATCTACTCCATATTTCTTATATAACTTCGTTAGAAGAGCAGATAGAGGCCAATAACCAGTAGAGGATAAGCTAACAGTCTTAGGAAACCCAATATCTTCACCAACAATCAATATTTCCTTTCTTTGGACCATTGTTGGCTTTCCAGTAGTGAAGTCTTTTCCTTCAAATTGTACGTCTTTTTTAGCCAGAACATAGAATAGTATTTCTACACCTAGATCTTCATCAGTAGAAGTGTCATACCAATGGCCCGGATCTATCTTAGTTTGAGAAGATGGCTGAGAGATAGATATCTTCTCCATTACGAGGTCACTAGCTATCATACAGTCAAACCCCTCTCCAACATCTGGTGGTAGAGACAAACCCTTCCCTTCCGCAACTGCTGGTGTTGTTGTTTTTTCATCCATAATTTTATTTATTATTTATTATTTTTCTTATCAGCTTTTAGCTGTTCAATAAGAGCTGGTTTGTGTTTGGTGATGAGGTCGTCAACTTCCAATGGATTTACTCTTTGTTCGGAATCATGACAACCAACAATTTTAGATAATTCTTTCCAATCTTTATATTTTCTCTCTTTAGCTTCAAGGTCTAAAAGAGCAAAAATACCTTGATCAATCCAATTACCATCTTCATCGATAGCGTTGTATTCGATCAATAGTTTATCCTCTGCTGATCGCAGAGCGTGTTTGACTAACCTTATCTCCTTTTTTGGGTTGTCTCATATCATTCTTTATTTGTTTTAAAAAATTTATCTAATATTTTTTTAGCTGTGAACCACTTACCATCATGAATAAGATAAAGAATATAATTATATTGTTTATAAGTCATTGTCTTTACCTTATGATCTTCATCCCAAATATCATCAGTGTTAAAGATACCTAGATGATCAGAATACTCTTCTATTTTATCGTCGAGATAGCTTATTTCATTGATAGATAATGTCCTATCAATATTCATATTAAAATATTTCTTCTATCCTTCTATTTAATGCTAATGATATTTTTTTAGCAATACCTAAACGGATATTATTAGTACCAACTCTACCACTTTCAATATTATATATTGCTTGTCGTGATAATCCACTTTTTATGGAAAAGTCATTTACAGATAAATTTAGTGCCTCCCTTAGTTCTTTTACTTTATTCATTTCTTTAATAAATCTTATTATTTATATAATATCCATTATATCACATGATTACACCCTTGTCAATAGAAGATTACATTATTGTTGGGGATAAACTATCTATATTATTTTTCAATAGTCTCACCCATAAAACTAGTTTGTCCTTTCCCTGGGGCCGACCAAGATTTACATTTTCTACAAATATTAATATTTTCAAAAATAGATTGACGCTTTTTTTCACATCTAATACAGATGTATTTATGTATTTCTTTAATCATACTGTTATTTTAAACTTTATTACCTATTTTATTTCCTTTTTAGTTAAAACTATCAGATGTTGTAGCTGGTGGCATACTGTCTATTAAGTCTATTGTTTTTTGTTGTTGTTCAGATATTTCCCGCTGAGAATTAATCATATAAAACGAAAGAAAGAACAGACACAATACGATAAATAATATTATTAGATATTCTTTCATAATTTTATGTTAGGCTTATTAGTTCGTAGTTTATGTTAGGGTTTGTTATTGTTGTTTTATCCAAGTTCTACAAGAAAAACGATTACCTTCATATTCTTTACCACGACAATCTTCTGGTATTTCTCTACCATTACCAATAAATAAACATTGGTAACACTCTTCACAAATAAGTAAAAATCCTTTTTTATCTTCACAATAGCGAATTATAAATTTATGTTTTTCTTCCATACTCCTTTATGTTTAGTTGTTTAAATATATTTCCCATTTGTTCAGCTACTACATTCCAAGTATATTTATCCTTAATCTTTTTATGTACCTTATCCCAATTAATATCAGCTTTAAAAGAATCCTCTATTGCTTTAGCTATTGTTATTGGATTCTTAGATATACATTCAAACATAGCTTCGGAAAAGTCATCAAATATATCTTTGATCCCCATTATATTTGGTGCAACCACTGGACACTTATATCCCAATCCCTCTAAAAATATATTACCAAAACCTTCTGATAAACTAGGACGACATACTACATCAGCCATATCATAATAATAATCTAGTCCACCCTTATTAAGAAATCCTAGAAGTGATACTCTACTGTTTAAATCTAATCTATCTACTAATCTCCATAACTTTTTCTTTAATTTACCATCTCCAGCTATCCTTAAAACATAGTTATTTGGTAGATACTTCATTGCCTTTATTAGATACTTAAGTCCATTCTTTTTAACAAGTCTTGAAGCTGAGAATATTATTATTTGATTATTGATATTCATATTATTTATTCAAATTTATCTTCTTCTAATAAATCAATGAGATCTTTAATAATCCAAGCCTGTTCTGGATCATCAGACTTCCTTAATAGCTCTACTAGAAATAGTTTATGTTGTGTATAATCCATAGAATTTAAATTATTCATTAATATTTTCTACTGTTATTTGATCCATCTCATTAAATAATAATCTATCAGAATCAAACATTATATTAACCATACCCACTTCACCATCTCTCTGTTTAGAGACATATAATTTACCTTCTCTTTGAAATTTATCCCGGACTAAGGTAAGAGCATTATCTACTGTATAAGCCTGATAGACACTACCATACATATCTTCTACATCAATGGCCTTGTCTTTTATCTTAGAAGCTTGTTTATTTAAAGCGATCGGAGTCATCACAGGCACATTGAGTCTCTTAGCAATACCTTTAAGCCTCATAATGAGCTCCATTTCCTTTTCGAGCTCACTCCGGCCTACCTTATCAGTCAACATAGCAATATAGTCTACTACAATAAAGTCTAGTCCTTGATCCATCGCCATTAAATAGCCTTGAGAATATATCTCATCAGTTGATACATAATCAAAAATAGTTTTTATAGAAATATTAGATAAGAGATCATATTGACCTTTAACTTCTTTATCATAATCTAAAGATCCATACTTTATAGTATTAGATTTAATTCCTAAGATAGAAGATATAATACGAGGAGCAAACTGATTAATAGACATCTCTAAATTGAAATATAATACCTTATAATTTTGTTTGGCGGCGGACAAAGCAAACTGCAAACAGAGAATACTTTTACCAGAGGCAGAAGCGCCGGCCAAAGAAGTCAAAGTTCCTTTTCCAAAACCGCCACCAAGTATATAATCTAGTCTAGGAATACCTGTTGGTATTCTACTCTTTGGATTATCATAATCTATTTTCCATTCTTCTAATACCTCAATAAGATCTTTGGGTTTGTTATCTAAATAAGCAGTATCTATTTTAACAAAATCATTTTTAAAATTCCTTATGTCATCTTCATTTTCTGTTTCAATAGCTTCCTCTAATTTCTGGCATAATTCTTTTTCTTTCCTCAACTTAGATAGCTTCTTTAACTCTTTAATATAGGTTTTAATTGACGATAAACTGGCATGGCCATTAGCTATATCAGCTAAATAAATCCTTCCACCAGCTTCTACAAGCTTCCCTTTGCTCTCTAGGGTAGTTGTAATCGTAATAATATCTATATCTCGGCCAGTATCATCTAACCATTTAATAACTTTATAAATTAATTGATGTTTAGATATATAAAAGTCATCAGCATTTATCTTTGCCTTATGTAGCTTAATCATTTTTGAGTCAACTAAAAAGCAATATAATATTGCCTTTTCAATTTCTGCGTTCGCTTTTGGTACTACCTCGCCGACAAGCATAGGATTTTTTTTAATTTAACAAATTATCTAAAAATAATATAATTAAAAATAATATAGTTAATACCCCAGCGATAAATACCTGAAATTGAAAATCAAATACCGGTGGAGTTGAGAACATGTTTTTGTGAAATTCCTCCATGTGTTTATCTCTTATTTTAATATAACTGCTGATGTGAAGAGAGAATACACACCAACAGATATATTAAAACAAAAAAAGACAAGTAATCACTTTATTTATTTAGATTTGCTATTTTTTTACAATGATTTATAAAATCATTCTTTGGCATTGTCCATTTCATTCTATTACAATAATAACAACAAGAAGCAATATTATCAATAACATACCCAATATTGTTATCCGCTCTATCCAATCCTATCCCATTTATTTTATCACCACAATATGAACATTCATTATTCCAAAAAGTCATAAATTGCTCAAAAGTAATATCAAATTTCATTTCTCTTTTTCTTGAATTTAATTGATATGTTTTATATCTAACCTTTGGAGTATTAGCTTTTAATCTTTTTTTAGGTTTATGTATTCTATTGTATAATTTTACTCGCTCACTTATTCTTTTTCTATTTTTTTTCTCATAAATTTTAGAGTATCTTCTTTTTCTTTCTAAATAACTATCATTTTTAATTTTCTGACATTTTTCTTTTAAACAATATTTTTGATTACGACTTGTTGGCTGTATTATCTCATCACAAGACACACAACCCTTTTCTTTTATATACATATAAAAATCTCCTCTTAACCAAAAAGATGACCACAGGGTAGCGATCATCTTTCTAGCACCCTGTTTATTATTTAGTCATTATAGCACACTTTCAATAAAAAAGCAATAGCTAGTTATCCCCAACCTCATCACATAACTGATGATGTTCCTTTAAAAAATATTCCCCTTGATGTGATATACAATAAACTTTCTTCCGTCCGTCGTCGTCAATAATAATAGCCCGATCGTATTTACAATAGGCGCATTTAATAATTCTGTTTTTTTGTTTCTTTGTCATACTAACTCCAAATTCCATGATCTAAACTAAGTCCCTTTTCCACTTTCTTTGCCATTTCTTTATTAGTGGGATCAGGACTATCCTTTAGATAATCTAAATAACTTTTGCCGACCTTTTTTAATTTCCTCTTTTTGTTTCCTCTGTGGTAGCCCTCTATATTTCCTTTTTCGTTTAGTTTCATATTATTTTATTAATTTTATCTCTATGGTATTTAAGATGATTAGAATTATTATCAAATAACATTAAATTTTCTTCTCTATTATCATCTCTTATTTTGTTTATATGATGAACTACTTCTTTTGGTTTAAGATAGCGACCAATCTTTTTTTCCATTACTAAAATATGTTCATAAACACGATTTTTATATGATCTAGGATGTCCAAAACAATAACGCATTATATAACCAGCACTATGTTTAGTTATTCCACCTTTCCACATTGGATGTTTATTACCTAAAAATTGTCCTTTACGAGATATTGACATTTTTTTCTTTATTTCATCAGTTATTACAACTTTTGCTCTACCCTCTTTATAAGCTAATTTAAGTGATATACTTCTTTTTTTATTAGATTTCTCTGTTTGTTTTCTACCAACCATAGATAATTGAAAGCATTTTTTAGAACAGTATTTAATATTTCTTTTTATAGCTCGAGAATTATAATAGATTTTTAAACATACTTCACATTTTAATTTTCTACACTCACAACAATACACATCAGCATTATGTTTTGTTTTAAATTTGTTATTACATTTTTTACAAGTTTTTGTAGTTGTTCCGAGTTTGCGAGTTTTTGTTTTGTCTTTCATATAATTAATATTATCTAAACACAAGAACCACAGACGCTTGTTGAAGGACATTCTGTGGCTCGTGTATTTAGCTAAAATATAATTTTGTCCTTCAACTACTCCATTATATCATACATTTAATAAAATGTCAATACCTCTATTTTTAAATATTGTTTCCCCCACTGTTTAGTAGAGTTTAAATCCGACATCCAAATATCAAATACTTCATATTTTCCATTTTCGTGTCTTATATTCATTCTATCTTCACAAATATACTCTTTGCCTTTAATTAAAAATTTAGTACCAAAAGGATACTTTCTAGGACAAGCTATAATTCCATCTCTTACTAGCTTTTGACTAGCAGTTATAAATGGTGTGTTATCTGTTTCGCTTTCTCTTGAGGTATAAGCATATACTATTGCATCTATTTTGGTATTAGTGGTAATAGAGCTAGAATTAGCCTCCTGTGGCCTCTCTCGTGGCTCTATGGCATTAACTATAATATCATTTGGCATACCAACACATAGGATTGCCATTACTCCGCTTATTAATACTAGTGTAATTATTTTATACATAGTATAAATCAGTTAAAATAAAAAAGCCAATAATAATATTGACTTTTTTATTTGAGTTATCTATTTATGATTTTAATGTTTTGTCTCAGTCCAGCGACCGATCCAACATAAACATAAATAATTCTCTTTCGTCTTAATACAATTGGTTTTGGCATAAGTTTTATTATTATTATTTAACTATTAGTGAAAGCCAAGCTGGTTGGCTCTCATCAAGAGTTAAACTAATTCAAATGCTCGGTGAGTTATGTCGGTATTTTCTTCGGTAATGCCGTCATAGTTTATAATATGCTCGGCTTTGGCATTGGCCTCTTTTTTGGTCTTGGCCTCAATATTCATATAACCGCTTTGCTCTTCCCAAACTCCGATTTTAAATGTTTTCATATTGTTTGATTAACTGTTAGCGAGGAGTTATTACCCCTCGTCAAGAGTCAAAATCTTGAGAGACTGTTTCAAGCCACAAATAGTTTTGTTATTTAACTATTAGTGAAGCCAGTAATTATACTGGCCTCATCAAGAGTTAAAGATCGCAATAATGATCGTCGCAGAATAAGCGGGAGCTGTCATCTATACTATTAACAATTCCAGCGTCTTTAAAATCTCCGTCTTCGTCTATTGTATAGTGATAGACTACGTCTTCCAGTTGATGAGTGGCGACTTTATCACACTCCTCGCACTTGTGATCGTGGGTTATTTCTGTTCTTTAATCCATTTAATAAACTCATCCTTATTGCCATCAAAAACTTTATTAGACCAACAATAAACATAGATATTATCAGACATAGTATCAAAGATATAACTATAATCAGTGATAAATCCATCAGTATAATAGATTTTTGGTTGATCTATTTCTTCGATCTGTTCGCCATCATAGTTATCTTTGATCCATTTTTTAAAGTCTTCTATGGTCATTTCAGACTCAATAAAGTCTAAAACGTTATAAATATCTCTTATACCCTGTGGATATTGATCGCCATTGTGATAGACAAATAATGTCTTTGGTGTCTCTCCTGTATTTTGAGAGATAAAGTTAATGTTTGCTCTTGTCATAGTTATATTATTATTTGTTAGCTAAGGGCTACAACTATTTAATAGCCGATAGGCAAGAAATAATTAGTCAATCCAGCCGTCTTTTATTAGTCTTGTTTTATGTTTTGATAAACACTTTTTGACTAATTTATTATATTCATCTGTTGTCTCATCTGTTTTCAATAGATGATGATCGTCTGTTGCTATAAATAATTCTAATGTTGATTTTGTCATTTCTTTATTTTAATGATTTAAACGCTAGGCCGAAAGAGACTGATAGAGCGATTGCGTAAGCTACTGCTAATAGATAAAACATATTATTGTTGTTATTTATAAAACTAATTTCATTATATATCAATTTAAAATGTTTGTCAATTGGTAATTACACTATTTATACTTTAGTCAATGATTATGGGGGTAATAAGTGTCATTATACTGATATAGATTTAGAGTTATCCCCAGGGGATAATTAACTAAATATATTTTATTTGATATAATGGGTGATAATGAATAACAGCCGGTAGCGATTATCAAACAATATGAATATAAACTCTATAAAATATAATTTAAGTATAAAAATCACTCGCCTGTCATATTGTTTGCTTACCGGCTTATAATTAAGGCGAGTGTTTTTTGTATTTAAATGATAATTAATAAATATAATAGTATGGAATTAAAAAAGATTTTAATAATTATTTAGATAATTATATTTATGATAAAAAAGATTAATGGTGGTGCTTTTCAGGTAGCAAGAAGATTATTTAATCATGAATTATGGTTAGAAAAGCCATCTAGTTGGAAAGTTATATTTATCTATATTTTAGGTCATGTTAATTATATTGATAATGATAGTTTTAATCGTGGTGAGGGATTTTTTATGTTCACAAAAGAATTAAATGATGTAGGATATGATATCACTATTGATATGATTAAGAAATGTTTAACTTATTTAAGAAACAGCAAGGTGATAAGCACCGAGAGAAGCACTAGAGGAGTGAAGATAAAAGTCCTAAATTACGATAATTATCAGACATTAAGTAATTATGAAAGCACCGAGAGAAGCACTGGGTCAAGCACTAGAGAAGCACTAGAGAAGCACTACGATACAAAAGAAGGTAAAGAAATAAAGAATATTGCGAGGGTTTTTTGTTCGAAGGATTGGGTTGCCGAGTTGATTGGTGGAAAGAGTGAGCATGTTCGCATTATAGGGCTTTATGCGAGAGAGAGCGGGAGCGAGTTTGAGAGCAAGGCACAAGCGGAGGCATTTCTAAAGCGGTGGGTGAGAGAGGCCTCGACTTTAACATGTTACTCGCTTGAGCAGATCGGTAATGTTATACATTGGTTGAAAGATCAAGACTGGTTAAGTGATTGGACTTTAACTACTATTGGTAAGCATGCTGATAAATATAAGGATTATAAGGTTGGTGCGGGAGTGGTAGGGAGTGGTGGGGATAGTAGGTACAAGACGGCTGATGAGTTGAGGGCTATTCATGAGGCCAAGAGTAGCTGATATAACTATTGCGAGCGTGTGTGCGTCCGCTCATAGTGATTTAGTAGTGATACCATAACACTATATAACGTATAGATTACATGTATAAGCACTAAATACCTAAATTTAGTTATATTTAATGGCATATAATATCTATTAAACGACATTGAATAACATAAACAATCAATTAAATATCTAATTTTAGGTATTTTTTTTATTTTATGGCATGGGGCGACCCCAATGAGCCTCTCCCCCAAAAATATTTATATATATCTCACACGCACCCCGAAATAAAAATAGTAAATTTGACAAACACCTTTTTCTATGATATAATACACTTATCCACAACTCACACCCCACAACTCACATAATCTAAAAAGTAACAGTCCATCTATAAACTCAACACCACCTCACAGTCCCAGAATTAACATCTAAGCATTTTATATACCATTTGACTATCATGATTCATCTCACCACTTATCCACACCTTAAATCGCAAAAATGAGCTTCTAAAAAAATAATAATTTATGAAAAAAAAAGAATATACATTTATAGTCTGGAAAAATAGAGAAAATAAGGACTTTTTAGCTGATTGTTATATAAATAACAAGAGAGTCGGATTAGCTAAAGGAAAAAGTAAGGGAGAATTATTTAATTCAGTTTTTGATCTTTTTTTAAAATTAGAAAAAATTAGGATTTCTCCTTGATATGATTTTATTAAAAAGTATTTTAAAAATTAAAATAATTTTCCAGCTATTGACAAAACATTTTTTATGTGATATAATGGAATCATACTAAATCAAATACTCAATGCTTGTTATATATACAATTAAAAAAATATTCGAAAAGATTACTGCGAATTAGATATTATCTTCTTTGTGGTTTTTTTATATAGTTTCTTTTTCTACCCTAAATATTGGGAACAAACAATATAATTTAGCCTTTGATTAGGGCTGGAAAAGAAATAGAACTAACCAACTCAACAACGAAAAAACCCTACAACAAACATCCCCTCTGTAGGGTGGGATGTAAAATATAGGGATTTTTTTATTGGTTAAAAATAATTTATATATTTATGAGTAAAAAGCAAAAAATAATTTCAGCTATAGTTACATTAGTAGTAGCTATATTTGGAGGAGGTGCCTATATGATGAGTGGCGCCGGCGGTGGTCAGATGACTATTGGGCCAATGAATATAGTAGGAATCGTCGAGAATTATGTATCCTTACCGATCGCATATTCTGATTCTAACACAACAACTACAGATTCTGCTTTACCAGATGGTGGAGCAACCCTAGTCCAACTTGTCACAGTGGATGGTATTCAGGATGTAGGTTTCCATGTTAATGCATTAGGTGGAACACCTACCTCAACTCTTTGTATTAAACCAAGAGTTTCTTTGGATGGCACTAATTATTACGATGTAACCACTACTTCTACTGCCACTGATAAAACTGGTGTAGTAGCAATTGGAGTTGGTGATGCTCTAGAGTTCTGTTACGACCCAGGTACAGCATCGACTACCGATTTCTTTACCTTTAATTTACCGGCCACTAAGTTTGTAAGATTTCAATTTAAGGGAGAGGATGTTTCCACTGATCCCAATGATGGTGTCCAAGCATTTATTCAGTTAGGTGTGGAACAAGGATATTAATTAGAAAAATAAAACATGATTAAAATACCAGTAAACTGTTGTCATTGTGGAAAACTTAACCAACTGGATAAGCTGGAAGATTTTGTCTGCGAGCTTTGTAATTTACCCGTAGATATAACAAAAAAAATAAGAAACTTCAAAAATGTCAACATCAATGGAGAAGGTCCGAAAAGGGAAACCAGAAAGAATACAAGGAAATGAAATAAGAGTGACTCTTTTTATTAAGCACGTTCAAAAATTATTTCCTAAAATTTCTATTGCTGAAATGGTGAAATATATTTTGAGATATCAGAGAGTTAAGATTCATAGAGATTGGGTTTCTAATGCTATGGCCAATATCGACTACGATAGATTCTTAGAAGAAGAGGGGCTAATTGATGATGATGAAAAACAACTTGTTCAAAAAACTAAGGAAGTTGCTTTGACCATAACAGCGGAGTCAGCAGCTGATGTGAAAATGATGATCAATGATTCGAAGCAACAAGCTAAAAGAATCAAGGGGGGAATGATGGATGAAATTGATGATAGGCTTGAGCACGACACAGAAACTTTTACTAACGATGAATTAATTAGAGGGTCAGCTGTGATGGATAAGATCGAAAAAGATACTGAAGAAAATAGGCCAGTAAATATAAACTTTAACATAGACGAATTTAATAATGTTTATGGACAACTTAAAAACAAACAACAGCAACAACCTAACACCAGCGGAGGAGAAGACTCTTCTGACGATGGAGAAATACAAGAAGGATAATCCATATTTATTTTATGTGCCTAATGTAAAGGCAGAACAGTTCATTAAACAATTAGGTAATTTAGAAGATGGTCGGCATATCCATATGTTTATTGGTGGTAATGGAAGTTCTAAATGCCAACCTGGTCATGCTCCTATTTTAATGGCTGATGGTTCTTGGAAAGAAATGAATGATATTAAGGTTGGAGATGAAATTATTGGAGTAGATTATGAAAGTGGTTTAGCAGAACCAACTATTGTGACTAATAAAAATTCAGTTGGTAAAAAAATAGTTCATAGAATTTATTTTAATGATGGCGGATTTGTAGAAGCAACTGATGAACATGAATTTCCAGTTAGATATAGAAGTGGAAAAACTTATGTAACCCATGGAATTAAGAAAAAAACTAAAACTGTTAAAAGAAAATTAATAGAAATTAGAAATAGAGGAGATGTTTCTTTGTCTAAAAAAACTAGATTTATTCAACCAAATATTGTGGAGTTTAAAAATAATAAACTTCCAATTCATCCATATCTTTTAGGAGCTTTATTAGGAGATGGATGCATAGTAAGTAAAAGTTTTAGCTTTACAAATGAAGATGAAAATGTAGTTAAAAAAGTAGATAATCTATTAAAACAACATAATTGTTATTTAAAACAACAAACAGATAAAATACAGTATAAAATACAAAGGTTAGATTGGAAAAGTAATCCTAGAATTGGAAAACTATATAACAAAGGAGAATTTAAAAAGGAATTAGAAAAATTAAATTTACTTGATAAAAAATCTGGTAACAAATTTATTCCTAAAGAATATTTAATTGCAAGCGTAGAAGATAGGAAACAATTATTAGCAGGTTTAATAGATACTGATGGAACAATAAATAGTTATGTTTCTAAATCGAAAGAATTATCTGAAGGATTTGCTTTCTTGATAAAATCTCTTGGTGGTAAGGCTACTATTAGTAAAAGAGAAGCTAAATTATATGGAAGATTTATTAGTAATGTTTATGGAGTATATTGGAGATTAAATTTTAAACTACCATTAGAGATAGAAAGAAAACAGATTGATGTAAAAAAACCAGTAGATTATACAAATAGAATAGTAGATTATATAGAAGAACGAGGAGAATATGAGTGTTTTAATTTAGGTGTCGCACATTCAAAACATTGTTATATATCTTATGATTGGGTGGTAACTGGAAACTCCGCCACTTTAGCTAATATAGTAGCTAATATAATATTTCCGAAAAAGAATCAATACTTTGATTTTGGAATATTTAAAAATTGGCCCTTTGAAAAAAGATTAAGGATAGTATCTGATCCGACTACAGTAAGTGAAAAAACTGTCCCTGAATTTCTTAAATGGTTTCCTAAAGGACAGTTTAAAGCGACTAAGGATAAGAAGAGTTATTATTCTAAATTCTATGTCCCTGAAACTGGATTTGAATTTGATATTATGACCTACGATCAGTCAGCTAAGGAGTTTGAATCGGTTGATTTGGGTGGAGTATTTTTAGATGAGATCCCGCCAGAAGATATTTGGAATGCTTGCTTATCTCGTCTGCGTGTAGGTGAAGGTGGAATCCAGAGCGCTTACTTTACCCCGCTAGCATCTGCTGGACATTTGTTTGATAAATATATTAATAACCCGGAACAGACATTGGCTTATCATACTTACATCACTGTTTGGGATAATGTAAAGGGTGATAAGACCAGAGGATTTCTTAAAAGGGAAACTATTGAGAGGATGGTTGCCACCTACAGTGAGGAAGAAAGAGAAGCTCGGATTGAAGGTAAATTTATGCATCTTGGTGGAACTATATTTAAAGAATTTGATCGAAGTAAACATTTAAAAGATATTACCTTGCCAGAGTTGGTCCAGCATATTAAAAAGAAAGATTGGCGAGTGACTTATGCGATTGATCCACATCCAGTAGTAAATACCGCTGTACTATTTATGGCGATGCTACCCGATGGTCGGAGAGTATTTATTGATGAGATTTGGAGTGGCTCGGATTGTAAAATAATATCTAAATTAATAAATGAGAAGTTAGATTATTTTGAGAGGCTTGGTGCTAACACATTAAGGCGTATTGGAATTATTGATCCTAGCGCTGTGATAGAAGATAAGCTTCGTGGAGGAACTTCTTGGATAGAGGATTTTAAAAATAATGGGGTAGCACTTACCAAGGCTACTAAGGACAGAGACAGGGCTGATGATCTAGTTAGACAAGAGCTTAGAGGGACAGTGGAACCTAATTTATATTTATTAAAAGGGACTACTTGTCGAACTGCTTGGGAGATGGCCCGGTACCAGAAAAATCCTAAAGATCCAACCAAGAGATTAGATAAAGATGATCACATGGTAGAGTGCGCTGGAAGATTATTAATAGCCTACCCAATAAAATTATTTTCTAAAACCAGAGAAGAAAAAAGAAGAAAAATAATCCAAGGAATTGGATAATTTATGAATATATTATACAAAATATTCGAAGATAATAATGTTCCTAATAGGGGTATAAGAGTTAGTATAAATAGTAGAAAATTATTATTTGCAGATGGTTCAATAGCTTGGGTTAGGGATTATCGGGACAACAATGAATATATTTTGGAAAATATCTATAAAGAAAAAATGTTAGCAAAAAGAAAAGATTTTATAATATTAAAAGAGGATTAATAAAAAAAATATGAAAAAATCAAATTATAAGGATATGACGGCGTAGAGCTGATTCATAACCTTATATAAAAATGAAAAGACGTAGGGGTTCAAAAAAGGGTCGTCAAATGATCCACAACAAGAAAGTAAACAAGTACGATATACAGTATTTAAAAACTGTCAAAAGAACAGGTAAGTGGCGTGGGAAGAAGGTTTGATCTTCCCACCAAATACAGCGGGGTAGAGCAGTGGCAGCTCGGGTGGCTCATATCCATCAGGTCATAGGTTCGAATCCTATTCCCGCCATAATAAATAAATAAATAACAAACAAAATGAATCTAGAAACAAAAAAATATACAATAGAAGATTTAATGGAATTGTATTTAAAATTTTGTCAGGATGCTTCTTTCACACAAAACATTAATAGTGAAAAGTTCGGAGACTTTATTGGTTGGCTTACACAATATGAGGTTTTAAATAAATAACAAACAAAACAATGTCTAAAAAACAACCAGTAGCAGTTGGAGATTATGTGACTGCTGAGAAGGTCCCGCAATCAGAAACCGATGTGGGAGGAATACTCAGGCCAACTAATCAGAGAGCACTTTTAACAAAAGCAAAAATTCTATCAATAGGATCAGGAAAGAAAATAGGAAGATTAGAATTAGAAATAGGAGATATAATTTTATATAACGAAATCGAAAATAATACTATAGCATCTGAAGGTTCTGGAAGCATCTATTTTATCAGACACGATTTTATCTTCGGAAAAGAATAAACTAACAAATAAAATAATAAAAACAACCAAAAAACATTTTGAACTTTTTAAGTTAGAGTGTCAAAAATGGATAGATAAATTCGAGCTTAATAATTGGAAAGTATTTTTCAGACACAAAAAGATAGATGGAGCATATTCTAATATTGGTATCAAATTAAGCGGTTATGTATCTACCATCACATTTAATACTGAGTGGGAGATGTTAGGTGTAGATAATATAGTTGAGAGTATAAAAGAAACAGCAAAGCACGAGATAATACATTTATTGTTGAGTAGAGCTTCGGAGTGTGGAAGAAGTAAAGATTATACATCAAATGATATATATGAAGCTGAAGAAGAATTAGTAAGGAAATTAGAAAAAATAATAAACTAACAAATAAAATAAAACTAACATGTCTTATAAAGCAGTAAGAGTTCCAACAAAGGATTTTAAAAAAATAATTTTTAGGGAAGAAATAATTAATAAGGTTGTTCCAGGAATTAACAAACTTGCTAAAGCAGTGAGTGCAACTCTTGGACCCAATGGTAAAAATTCAATTATTAAATTGAACATTGGAAATAGGTTTACAAAGGATGGTGTGACTGTAGCTAGACATGTTGATTTCGAAGATAGATTTGAAAGTTTAGGTGCTGAATTAGTCCGGGAGGTCGCTGAGAAAACATGTAACGAGGTTGGTGATGGTACCACTCAAAGTATTATCCTAGTTGATTCAATTATTAATAATGGATTAGAAGAAATTAAGAATGGTAAGAGAGTGGATGAACTAGCTCAAGAGATTAAAAATGACACAGGATTGGTTATAGAAGAATTAGAAAAACAATCTATTGATATTAATAATAAGCAACAAATAATTGATGTTGCTAGTATCTCAGCTAATGATAAAGAACTCGGAGAATTGATTGGCGGTATTTATAATAAGATTGGAAAAGAAGGTGTAATTATAACAGAGGAGAGTGGGACTCTAGATACTTATGTAGAAGAAGTAGATGGAGTAAGACTTGATAAAGGATTTATGTCTTCATATTTCATTACAAATCATGATCGTCAGAAAGCGGAATTAGACGATGTTTATATATTTATTTCAGACTTGGAGATTGCTTCATTTTCTCCGTTTGTAGAATTATTACAGAGATTGAGAGCAGATAATAATAATAATCCAGTTTCGATATTAGTCATTGCTGATAAAATAACTGGTGAGGCGGCCAGTGGATTTATGCTGAATCATGTGAGGGGATTTATAAGGTGTGCGTGTATCGAGACTCCAGATAATAAAAGAATTAAATCTGAGTTGCTAGAAGATTTAGCAACTGTAACTGGTGGTAAATTTATATCTAGAGAATTACAGGAAAAAATTGCTGACTTAGATTTAAATTCACTTGGTAAGGCAAACAAAGTTGTTTCTGGAAAAGATAATACAACTATTGTAGGACCCAAAGGAAAGAAGATTGATATTAAAAATAGAATTAACTTTTTGAAGGAACAATTAGAAAATACAAAAGATAAAGAATTAGAATATAGAATTAGTAGATTAAAGAATAAAATATCAATCTTACGTGTTGGTGGAAGTACTCAATCTGAAATAGAAGAGAAAAAGTATCGAATTGAAGATGCGGTTGAATCAACAAAGGTAGCACTTAATGGTGGGATTGTAATCGGTGGAGAAATTTCGTTATTGAATGCTTCAAAGGATTTAAATGATGGTGTAGTAAAGAGAGCTTGTACGGCCCCATTTAAAAAGTTACTAGAAAACATTGATAGAAATTACAAAGATATTAGAGATAGCGTCGGTGGTAAAATTGGTTTTAATGCAGTGAGTGAAAAAGTAGAGGACTTTTTCAAAATAGGAATTATTGATCCAACATTAGTACCAATAACTTCATTAAGGAATGCTACTTCTGTCGCAATTAATATATTGAAATCTGATAATATCGTTTTCAGAATACAAGATTTAGATGAACCCACTGCGCAACCACTTAGTCTAGACAATTAATATTTATATAATTTATGTCTTCAATGGTAGAGAATCCTGAGAAACAGGATGACAATAAAAAGAAGAAACAACAAAGTGATGCAAAGCACAATATAGTTGATAATATTGAAAAAAAATATTTAGACTATAAGAGAAAAAGAGTTAGAACTTATCCTCAATTTGGAATAGCTTCTACTGGTGGAGAAAGGACTCTTGTTGATGCAATGGATTATGGCAATAAACTTGTTGATAATTACAAAATTAAAGCTAATTGGAAAGAAGATTGGCAAGCTAATATTTCTGATATTACTCTCCACTCTAAATTGATGGCGATACTGGCGACTGTAGTATTACAGAAGTTTAATATGGAATATAAGCCAATGTTTGCTACTGATAGGAACTCTCTGTTTCTAGGTAATATTATGGATGATTATGCACGTTGGATTACTACCAAAGAGAGAAACGGACATTTAGATCAATTGTTTGTAGCACTGAAGGTATTACGAGAACCAGCAGCAATCAGATTTATTGGTTATAAGAAATTACCATATTTTGAAGGTTTAGATTACCAGCATGTAAAGCTTGATGAATATTATCCTGAACGGGTAGATACATTTTTTATGAATGATATTCATAGATGTGTCTGGAGAAAAGTTTGGAATTATGATGCATGGAAAGATGCTAGAGAAAATAATGCATCTTTTGAAGATGTAAAGTTGGTTAAAAGGGCCGGAGCTGTTAGAAGTGATGGTGAGACATTTTTTGAAATATCGGTTAATGTAGGAGAAGATCAAGTAGAAGAAAAACTTTGGTTTGATGAAGTAGCCAATGAGTTTCATATTGTTGCTAATAATATATTAATTACTAAACCAGGAACTAAATTAAGTAGTATTAGTAAAGGTGGAAAAATACCATTCGCTAAGTCTGTATTTGAACCATTTGGACCAGACTTTTTCTACGGTAGAAGTCTAGCAATGATAATGGGACCTAATCAGGAAGCAATTGATTTTATGTTCAACGCAATGTTTGATAAGACAATGCTTGACGTGATGAGACCAATTTTAGTTGGTGGAATAAATGATATAGTAGATGATTATATTGGTCCAGGTATATTTACTGAAGTAGCTGATGTAAATCAAATAAAGGAGATGGATGTTAAACCACTTGATTTAACAGCCTTTAGAGTACTAACAGAACTACAACAAAGGAATGCTTTAGCTTCTGTGGATGCAGTAGGACAAGGAAAGGTATCACTTGGAAATCCAACTGCAACTGAGATTGAGAGAGTACAAGAACAGCAACAAAAATTGTTTGGTCTGTTTAATACTATGATTAATGATGGTATGGTCCAAGAAAGAGATTTGATGGGATATATCATTATAGATAAATATTTCAAACGTCCTGATATGAAACAATTCTTTATCGAGAATGCTAAACTGATGAATGGCAAAATAGGAACTAAAATAATTAGAATTAAATCTAAGGCTAAATTACCGCTAAGAGATGAGCTTGGGACATCACCAGATTTAAGAAAAGAAGCAGAAAAAGATTTTGATGGAGAAACTCAGATAATAGAATTTGATCCTAGAATATTTGATAACTATAAGTTTATGACTATTGGTAATGTCGCTCCAGCTATTGAAAATAGCAAGACTTTAAAGAAAGCAATGCTTAATCAGAAACTTGCTCAGTTCTATAATCAACCTAACTTGTATGATCCTGAAACAGTTAAGAAGATTGATATCGAAAATAATAGGGATATACTTGGAGAATTTGCTAGCGAATTACTTGGACCACAAAAGCAACCTGCACAAAATGGACTGCCTGGGGCTTTAGGGGCTAGTCAGCCCGCAACTGGACCTAATAGCGGTTCACCAAAGGCGTTACCAGATATGAGCAAATTACTAGGTGGAGAACAAATATAAATAACAAAACAATATGAACAAACTAACTAACTGGTTATTAAACAAATATAAACATAAAGAACTTAGTAAAATAGAAACTGCAATTCATAATTATTATGAAAGAATGATGGAAAGCAGAACTATTAAAGAAGTTCTCTGGGAAATGGTATTTACTTATGATATCGCCCCGCCAGTAAATTTAAAAGAGAGATATAAGATATATAAAAAGTTAAATGCTGATGAAGATTTTTTCAAGCTTTTTAAAAGTAAATATTCTACAAATTATAAAGCATTTTTTCTGGCTAAAACTGATGAAGATAAATGGGTATTAAAGGGTAGGATGTTAGAATTACTAGATACTCTCAATACTATGGATGTAGCAGCTGGTAAATTGGATAATTGGGCTGAGGTAGAAAAAATAAATGAAAAGAAAATAACCTTGAAAAAGGATTTACAAGAAAAATTTTTAACAAACTAACAACAAATTTATGGGCGAAGAAGACAACACAACCCCTCAGGGAGAGAATACAACACAACCAACAAAGGTCGAAGAAAGTGACAATTTAGAAGATATTTTAGGTGAAGATAATGTAGATAATGTGGAGGAATTAGATGAATTTGAAGAGCATACAAGATATGTGATAAATATTGGTAAGCCTTTTTGGATAACTATTAGGGATCAAGAACATATTAGATATTTTCAAGAAGATGGTAGGCAAGTAGAAGTAATGGTGTTAATGAAAAATGATGTTAGAGATAATTCTGAAACCGCTACTTCATACGGAGTTATCTTAAATACTGTAGAAAAGGTTTATTTATATTTTTATAATGGGACCTTTAAGGGTAAAAAGGTGGTCCCATTAGGTCATTCATTTCAAGTAAGAGATTGGCCACATATTATTAAATGTCCAATAGGGACTAATAAAATGGATGAGATATTTTATAATCTTCCAGTTGGTCAAACTATGCAAATTGAAAGAGGATCTGATGTTGATATATTAATAAAAAAATATGGTTATGTATTAGAAACGGATAAGGGTGGAAATGTTCCACAAGATAATCCATATTTCAGACAGATACAAGAGGTAAGAAATTCTATTAGTGAAGAGATGATAACTAATTTTAATAAGATGGTGTCTGAAATGCAGAGAGTCGATTTAAAAGATTTTCCTAAACAGACTAAAGATGCAGAACCAGTTGCTTTGGCTCGAACAGAAAATAGGGAAGACGTAGAATAAATAATAACAAACTAACAAATGGAATTATCACAAAAAACTCAACAAGAATTAGAAGAAAAAAAGCGACAACGAATACAGGAATATGTTAAAAGGATTAATACAATAGTGATAAAGGTCACTGATCTTTTTAAACAAGAACAACTCAATATGGGTGAATGTATTGACGTAGTTAATCAAACTACTAAATCACTAAATGAAGGTTCAGCAATGTTAAATATTAATTATGTTGCTAATCAAATTGAAGCCGATTTAAAATTAAAAAAGAGTTCTAAAAAATAATTATACAATTATGAAAGAATACACAAAACAAGATTTGGATGGTCTTCAGTCTGGAGATCGTGGCCAGATCATTGATGGTGAAAAATCTTATGTGGTTGTAGGCGAGGTTGCTTATAAACTATCTGAAGTGATTACTGATTTACTTATCTGTTGTGGTCCTAAGAAGGAAAATAAATCTAAAAAGAAAGCAGAGGCTGAAGCTAAGAAAGCAGAAAAGAAAGCATAGGCTGAAGCTAAGAAAGCAAAGAAAAAATCTAGTAAAAAATAATTAATATATTCATTGTTTTTGGGTTTGCCACTACCCGATACCAAAAGGCGATATAAAAACAATGATTTAATAACAACAATATGGATAAACCACAATTGGACGATAAGGGAAAGGAAATCCCTGCTACCCCTGTCCCGGGCGAAGAAGATAAAAAACCAATCGATACTGATGTTCAAAAGCAAATCGATGAAGGAGTAGTCAAAGCTACTTCTGAGCTGCAAACTAAATTAGATACTAAGACTCTACAGGCAAGTCAATTGACTGAAGAAGTAGGAAAATTAAGGTTACAGAATAAGCAACCATTGCTTACTCCTGAACCTGATAAAGTTGTACCAAGAGTTGTTCCTGATGATGATATAGGTGATGAAGAGGATTTTGATACTAAGTATGAAAATCGTCGCACTGAAGAAAGGAAGCAGGAATATAAAACTCGTGTTGAAAGAGTTTTTGACAAGTTTATCAATACTGATGGTATTGAACTTGATGGTACAATAGATTCTAAATTTAGAAATAAAGCTAATCGAATGCACCTTGGAGATACAGATGAAGAGGTTATGGAAAATTTAACTATAATCTATACTGGTCTCAAACCTAAATCCGAGCAACAGCCAAAGGATGAGGGCAAGGATAAAGAAGAGAATATCAATATTGGTGATGGTGGTAATGAAATTATACCTAAAAAGACTGATAGTAAGTGGGCGACTAAAAAACTTAATGACTTTGAAGAAAAAGCCGCTAAACATTTTACCAGTGAAAAATACGGAGATGGTGAAACTGGTTATAGAAAAAAGATGAAAGCACTTGTAGAAGAAAAAGGTGAATAATTTTATGTCCTGCTGTTCTTTAAAAAACTAATATTCCGATTATGAGATTTGCAGGCTTTAACCCTCTTAGGTTAAATAATGGATCAATGAATTTACCCGGGCTAGAAACTTTTGTCGTTGATGGAAGTGTTACTGTAGCCCAAGGTAGTGCATTAAAAATTGGAGTAGCTGATGGAGTCGATATAGCAGATGCTAATTCTGACGAAATCTATGGCTATTGCATGGGATTCATTATTAAACCGGGTGATTTAAATCTCCCTCTTGAACTAGTAAGTACAAATGCTACTTATAATGATGGTACTTATACTGCCGCAAGAGATGGAGATACGTTCGCTGCTGCTGCTGATAATGCTACTGATAAACAAATTTCTGCGTTGGTCATGCCAGCAAGGGGACTTATTGTATCAGGACATTTAAGTGCAGATGCAGGCACAACCACAGGAAGTAATATCCCTGGATATTTTATTGATATTTCGTCAAGTGGTAATGCAGTTTTGTTGGATGAAACTAGTGCTTCTACCACGTCAGCTAATTATTCGTTGACTACTGGTATGAGTGCTAATTCCGCAGTCGATCCAGCATTTCCTATTACTGATGATAGAAGAATTCTGGTCATCGCTAATGAAGTTACAGGAACCTAATTAATATTATTATAATTGTATGCATTTAAGTTTACAGTGGGCTAAGTCCATGGAAGGTAATATTGATGAATGGATCCATAATGGATTTAAGCGTCATAGTGACTGGACTTCCCAAATTCTAAATATAGAAAACAATGATGGATTCCTTAAATTGGAAGATTCATGGGGTCCTAGATTGATTTCTAAGTCTGGAGAGGCTCAAAGTTCTCCAGCTGCTGCAAGGCAAAAAGGCTTCGAGACTGTTGCTTCACCACAAATCTTCAAGCAGAAGATGGTTGTGTCAGAGCAATATGTTACTCGTGGCAAGTATTCTCAAATTCAACGTGAAGCTGAGGATCTAGGAAAGGCAACAATGGAAACTTTGAATATATTTGGTGCACAACCATTTATTGAGGCGTTTACATCTACTACTCTTTTCTACGGCGATGCTAAACCCTTAGCTTCTAGTTCCCATACTAGAGCTGATGGCGGTACTGCTGTTTCGAACACTTCTTCTACTTCTATTCCTCTTACTGATGCAAATTTAGAGACTGGAAGAATTAACATTAAACAACAAAAAGGTGGTACTGGTCAGAAATTAGCAATTGGGTCAAATCTATTGTTAATGGTCCAGGAACAACAGGAAAGAGAGGCTGTTGTTATCACTGGTTCTACTAGAAGATCTGGTACACCTAATAACGATTTAAACTTCTATTTGGGTTTAATTGATACATTTGTTAATCCATTTATCGGTGAAGATGTTACTGATTTAAATGGTGTTGCCGGTTTATCAACTTCATGGTTTTTATTGGCTCGTGATGAACATCAAATTATCATGTCTTATGAGCAACGACCAGTGTTTACTACCTGGGACGATGAAGATGCAGATACGATGACTACCAAAGTTAAATTTAGTACTTTGGTTGGTTGGACTAATCCTCTAGCTACCTTTCACTCTAAGGGTGATAATACTGCTTACAGCGGTTAATTAATAATCTCTTTACTTTATGAAAGAAAAATTAAAAAAGAGAAACGGCTATAGCTTATTTAAAGGCTTGATTATTGGTCTAGTATTTACATTTGCATTTGTGGCAGTAGGAATTTATGCCTATGATGCGGTTACTTCAGTTACTATTAATAATTCCAATGGAGTTGTTAATATAGCTGGTGGTGAAGTATCTAGTGATGAAGTGGTCGGTGATGATAATTCTGATATTTTTGGATCAGCATCTGATTACTGTTCTGGTGATAATGAATTAGCTCAAATGTGTAATATTGGTGCTTATAGTTTGACATTAGAGGCTGTTGGATCAAGTGGATCATTTGATTATAGTAGTGTAACTACTACTCCATCAGTAAAAACTTATTTTGATATTAATCCAGATGTAACATTCAGAGCCACTTCTACTATAAGGGGTGAAACTGATGCTGCTATTGAGATTGCTTCCTACATTAATACAGGAAACGATTTGATTTGTAATCTCATTTATCTGGACCAAGCCACTGCTAATGTCAGTGTAACCGCTGATTATAGAGCCGGTACTACTACTTGTATTGTTGCTGGTACTAATTGCGGTGATGATGGTTTGGTTTCTTGGACTAATACTTCTACTGATACTCTACTCGCTTCAACTACTGCTATTACTACTTTCACTACTGAGATAAATAGATTCGTTGATGAACCAGGTAGTTACTTTGATGTTGGTGGCACTGGATCTGGTGTTGCTACTTCTTCTAACTTCCTATTGAAACACAGTGAAGCTATTGTCTGGTCTTGGAATAATAATGCTACTAGTTCAGATTCTACATCTGCATCTGGTGGGTTTACTGGTGTGGCTAATGTCGGTGCTAATTGTAGGTTAAGATAGTTGTTTTTCTACTTAGACCCTTTTTTGGGGTCTAAGATAGATAAATAACATCAAAAATTATGTTAGAAAGAATCAAAACAGTAATTAATGCTGGTAAAGATTTGGATCAGCTTCAGTTGCTATATTTAATTTTAAGAGAATTGGAAACCATTAATAAGAAAAAGGGTAAAAAAAGAATAACTGAAGAATAATGCCAGGAGATTTTAAGGTTGAACCAGGTGGTATATTTATTGCCAGAGTTCAGATAAAAGATAAAGACGCCACTGGTTTATTTCCACAAACAAAAATATATGATTCTTCTGATGCAGTTGTAAAAACTGTAAATCTTAGTCATGTAGCAAATGGACTTTATACTGGTACGGTTACATTGGATGTGACTAATGGTAAATATTATACTCAGACTCTTATATATAAAGAATCAGGTAGAATAACACTATCAAGTTTTATTGCGCCTGATTCAGATAGTATTGATGTAAACTATTATATATTCAGACCACAGTTTGGTTCGGGTGGTGGAACGGAGGTAATAGTAAAAGATTTATCAGAGGAGGAATTAGAAAAGATATCCTTTAGAGTGGTTGAATTAATAACACCACTTATAAAAAATAAATCTGAATTTAATCCTAAAAAAGACATTGTAAAAATAGAGGATACGGGAGTGAAAGCTTTAGAAAAATTTTTAATTCAAAGGATTAATTCTTTAGAAAATAAATTACCAGATAATAATATAAAACCATTGGAGTTATTAATTAAAAAACAAGGTTCAGATATTAAGAAAGATATTAAAAGTATTAATACTGGGATATCAAAGGAATTTATTGAATCTAAACTTGGTAGTATTCCAACTACTGATGATATTAATAAAGTTTTAGATTCAACAAAAACAATTATTATTAGATTGGATGTTTTATCCTCTATTACAAAGGCTATCTCTGGTTTCAAATCGTTTGTTAGTGAATCTAATATTAATTCACTTAATAATATTATTGTTAATATTAATTCTATAAAATCTGATATTAGTAATATTAATATTAAAGATTTAAGTCCACAGATAGAAAGTGAATCGAAGAAGATAGATAAGAAGATAGAAAGATTATCTGTTGAATTTGAAAAGATTATAAACAAAATAATAGAAAAAGATGGTCTTGATGATAAAAGAGCTAAGTTTTTAGTTGGTTTAATTGCTCAATTTGCTGCTGGTCGCAGTAATGGTAATAACAACGATTTAAAAGATGGAATCGAATTTATATTAAATAACTCTTTGAAATAATGCATAAAATATTTATAACATTAATATTATTATCGATTGGTATATTAGGTTTTAGTGGTTATGTTATTGCTGATAATGCAGATATTATTCTATGGAAATTAAATTTCAATACAGAAGAAATCAGTCTGAATACTGATGCCACCGGATTATTAATAAGCGATACTAATAATTCTAAATTAACAGATTCTTTTGTTGAAATACAGACTTCTTCTACTCCTAGTATATATCTTAATAATGGACTTTATGCTTCTAGTACTTCATTGTTTGATAGTGCTAAATTTTTTAATGCTGATGGTGGTGGAATAGTTTGTGCTGAATTTGATAATAATGGACTCCTTGCTCCTGCTGGTTCTGGATCAGCTTGTGGTTCTGGTGGCGGTGGAGGTGGTTCTAGTATTGGGTGGACATGGAATAGTATAAATTTATTAAGAATGACCACTACGACTGATGATTTATTATTGGGTGGAGTTACTACTACAACTAATGCAAAATTGGAAGTTCAGGGTAATTTATTTGTAAATGGTAACGCCTCTACCACTGGATATGGTAATTTTAATAATGTATCTACCACAGACACTCTTTATGTTGGTGGCTATGCCTCATCCACCGGTGGTTTATTCACTCAAGGTAATGGCCATTATGGGGGTAATTTAACCATTGATGGAAATGCCACTACTAGCAAAAAAATCTATACTAAACAACTAATTTACCAACCAGATACTGACCAGAATATAACTGCTTCAACTACGACAATTCTTTCGTCTTCTTCTCATGTAGAACTTATTCCAGATGCTGACTATGTAATGATTGCTACCCCCTCTATTACCAAAGGAGAAGATGGTCAAATACTTTTCTTAAATAATATTTCTAGTTTTACTATTGACTTACAAGATGATGCACTTTTAAATGGTACTGATGTTGTCTTGGGTGGAGCTGAAAGTACTATCAGAGCTTCTAGTACAATGATGCTTCTTTACTCAGAAGATATAGGTGGTAAATGGATGGTAGTATCTAATCCTAATTCAGCTTCGTTTGGTGCTAATGCTGACTTACTTGAGGTAAGAAATGAAACTGGTTCTGCTTTAGCGGCAGGTAAGGCAGTTTATATCTCGGGCTATAATAATGGACTAAATAGACCACTCATAGCTTTAGCTGATGCAGATGCGTCTGCTACTATGCCCGCTATTGGAATAACTGCAACAGTAATTTCAGACGGAGCTAATGGAGAAATTATAACTTTCGGTAATGCTCAAAATATAATTGACACATCTGGTACGACTATCAATGACGGGGCTTGGATTTCAGGTACAGCAGGTGAAATAGTATTCACTAGACCAACCACTGATTTAATTCAAAGAATAGGAACAGTCGCTAGGGTAAACGCTAATAATGGTGTGGTAATTATAACTGGAGCTGGTCGGACAAATGATACTCCTTGGAATTTTATTTCTACTAATGCCACAACCACAAACTTTGAAACTACTTCATTTAGAATAAATAGCGAAGACTTTACAGATTTAACTGGCACTAATTTAGAAAATAATGCTGGTAGTCTTGGAGTTGTTTCCGCACCAACATTAACTGGAACTAATATCTCAGGTATTCCAGCCGCTTCGATTCTTGCAGGTACATTTGGCACTGGCTCATACACAATTGATACTAATTTAACAGTAGGTGGATTTGCTTCTTCTACTACCGCTTTAAATACACAGGGTACTTTACACGTTGGTGGGGCTTCTACATTTGACGGATTACTATCAGGCACAGGTTGGGATGCTTCTTGGGCTTCCGCCTACAACGCTACTACCACTCTCAGTGGATTTACTGATGATTCTACTAACTGGGATTTAGCTGTTGCTCACATAAGTGAAAGTGGAGCTTCACATACCTATTTAGACCAAAGTGTAATTAGTGGAGCTACTCCAACATTTACTGGTACTAACTTTACAGGTATTCCAGCAGCAGGAATACTCGCTGGAACTTTTGGTACTGGTGCTTATGTCTTTGATAATACTGTAAGTGGAATAACTACTTTAACTGTTGCAACTGCTACATCTACTTCAGCTCTTAATACTCAAGGAACTCTACACGTAGGTGGTGCTTCTACATTTGATGGATTAATATCAGGAGCAGGAGTAACTCTAGCTCAACAGAACTTTTGGAATGGAACTAGCACTTGGGCTGGGTTTGGTAGTGAGTTTGATATATACGCTAATGCTTCTTCTACAATAGGAGCTAAGAGTTATTCAGACTTATTAGGTGCTCCATCTGACGTTATTACTGCTGGAACTAATCTATCGTGGGATGGTGATACTTTAAATGCAGCTGCAGGTTCAGGTGGTAATCCTTTTGATCAATGGCTTGATACCACTTCAACTCCTACCTTTAATTCGGTAACTACAACAGACACTCTTTATGTTGGAGGATTTGCTTCAAGTACTGGTGGATTGTTCACTCAGGGAAATATTCACGCAGGTGGTAATCTAACTGTTGATGGAAACTCAACGACTACTGGACATATTGCCTCATTAGGAGGTGATTCAGATGAATGGAATTTAGGCTTTACTCATATATCTAATGATGGTAGCGACCACTCATTTATTGACCAAAGTGTTGTCAATGGAGCAACTCCTACTTTCACTGCAACTAATATAATAGGTGTTCCAGCTGCATCAATCTTAGCAGGTACTTTCGGAACAGGTTCTTATACAATAGATACTAATTTAGATATTGGTGGTTATGCTTCATCAACTACTCAACTAAACACTCAAGGTACTTTACACGTTGGAGGTGCTTCTACAATGGATGGAGCAATTACTTCACTTGGTGCTATAACTGGTGATAGTTTAACAGATGGAACTGCAACTCTTACTGGAGGTAATCTAACTGTAATAGGAACAATAGGAGCAAGTGGAGATGCTGACTTACTTACTTTAGCAGCTAATACTTTAACTGTAGCTGGTGAAGTTGTTGGAACTACAATAAGTGGATTTAGTTTATCTGATTGTGATGGAGCTGCTAATGCAGTGACTTGGGATGCTACTGGTAAAGTATTTGGTTGTAATAGTATAGCTGGTGGAAATGTAAGTTCATTGGGAGATTTAACTGATGTGGCTACTACAACTGCTACTGTTGGTGATGTTTTAGTATTACAGGCTGATGGTACTTATGAAAATGCAGCTCAAAGTGGTGGAGGTGGTGGCTTTTCTCACTGGTCAACTGACGCTAGTGGTTATTTAACAGCTACAAGCACATCATTATTGTTTGCTGGTTCTGCAACAACGACAGGACACTTTGCAGCTGATAGCACTTTATATGTTAAAGATAGTAACGTAGGAATAGGAACAGCGAGTCCAGCTTCAAGACTAGATATTTCTGGAGGAAATTTATCGTTAGGTGGTGGCGAGATTCACACAGAGATTACTCAGACAGAAACAAAATTACAAGAAGTTAGCGCATCTGATTTTTCAGGAAGTCAAGCCTTTGCTGGGCTCGGAATCACCTCTGAAAGTGGAGCAAATCAACAAGCCTATTTATTTACAGATGGAGCTACTTCAAATATTATTTTTGATGTATTAGCATCTACTGATACTGGTTCAACTTGGAAAGATTTATTTGTAGTAACTCAGGAAGGTATGGTAGGAATAAATAGTAAAAATCCAAAAGCCCACCTTCATGTAGCATCAGAGACTACAGATGCAGATAGAGGGATAATTAGCGGACAATATAACTCAGGAACAAGTGGTGCGGTTATACAATTTGAAAAATCAAGAGGAACTAGGGCTAGTCCGTCAACAGTTGCGGATGGTGATACTGTTGGAGTGTTTTTTGCAAGGGTTAGAACAAATGCTTATAACGAACACGCAGGTTTCGGGTTTAAAGTTAATGGTGCAGTTTCAAATGGAGTAGCACCAACAGATATTTTGTTTTCAACTAAATCAACTGATATGTCAGGTATATCTGATGGAGAAAGAATGAGGATTACAAGTGGTGGCAACGTAGGAATAGGATTATCTACTCCAACTTCTACCCTTTCAATAAGCGGTGATTTAGCTGTTTGGGGTGGTTCTTCTGATGTATTTACAGTTGACCAGTTAGGTAACACTACTACTACTGGTAGAGCTTACTTTGGAGGCAATGTAGGAATAGGAACAGCTACTCCAGATTATTCTTTAACATTAGGTTGGGGTCATAATCAACATATAACTGATGGTTCTCTTTGTGTAGAAAACTTAGGTGGAACAGATTGTGCTGGTTCTACTGATGGAGTTGTTTATGCTGATGATTATATAGAACATTCAAGTCCTATCCCAGAAGAAGGATTGACTGCTGTTCTTGGTATGAAGAATAAAGAAGATGGCACTTTAGACCATTACACTTTCCCGTCTGTTGTTTCAACTACAACCGAGAAAGGGACAACTGCAGGTATATCTTTAGGTAGCCAGATTAAATACTTAATTAAAGCAGTTCAAGAGATGTTTGTTCAAGTTCAGATGTCTTTAGGTTGGAATCAAGATAATGAAAATAGAATTGTTGACCTTGAAACTGAGAACGAAGCGTTAAAGGTTCGCATATCTAATTTAGAAAAATTAATTAAATGAAATTTCTAAACCTTATAACAGGACTAATTAAATTAAGAATAAGATTATGGAAAATGAAAGACGAAAATCAGACGAAAGAATAGTCAAGTTAGAATATGGCTATGAAAACCTAGACAAATGTGTTTCTGGGATCGAGATTAAGTTAGATAAGATTTTAACTAACCATCTTCCACATATTAAACAGGAAATTACTGATATGGGTGATAAGATAGTTACCGAAATTAAAGATAGTTATGTTAGTCAAGATAGATTTAGTCCGATTGAGAAACTTGTATATGGTATGGCTGGTGTTATTCTTACTGGTGTAGTTGTTGCTATATTAGCATTGGTCATTAAATAATTGATGTACACCCCGCCATCGTAAAGATGGACGACAGATAATTCTCACTAGCCTTGTGCTGGTGGGGTGTACATTAAAAGGAGAGGACAGATGAAAGACTTCAAGGTAACCGCAATGGCGTTTATGTTACTAGTCGCTGTCTGTCTCTTGTATGTTGTAGTGATGATTTTCAAAGGTGGACAGTACGCTAAAAGAATTGGAGTCAAACAGTTCTTGAGGAGAGGATAATGTATGAATGCGAGTTCACCGAAATGTGTCACGACCACGAAAAGTGCTACCTAAAGCATCACCTAATGTGGGCAAAAACCTGTCCAGCGTGGCATTTCTTTAGGAGGCGAGATGGACAAGAGCATAGCGATTCAGATTCTGGACGAACAGATGGTATTGTGGGAGTTCCAGAAGACTGACTTTGAGACTCTCAACCAAGCAAGATGGAACTGTATGAAATTAATGGGAATAGATGAGTTCAAGGAACTTGTCAGAGCCATTAGACTAAGAATCTTGAAGTGTCGATTGGATATTGAAAGGGAGGATAGCCTTAACTAGCAGTTTGAGGTCTGCAAATCAAAACCTCTAAATTACTAATCATTAACTTATAATATGGATAAAGAAAAACAAAGAACACGCTGCGAAGTTTATAGTAGAGTCGTTGGTTATTTTAGGCCGGTATCTAGTTGGAATCCTGGGAAACAAGCTGAATTTGATGATAGAAAAGAATTTAAAATACCTAATAAATTAAAATAATATATGTTAGACACAATACTACAATTTATAGCAAAGCTACTTGGTAAGAGACCATCAGGACTATTACCACTTGAATGAGACTATGTTTTATGGTATAATTATTATATATAAATAATATAAATAATATGCCATACAAAGACCCAATAAAACAAAAAGAATATAATTATAAATATTTCAAAAAATGGCAAGATGAAAACAAAGATAAGGTTAAAATATATAGAGATAAATATCTATCAAAACTAACAGAAGAACAAAAGATTAGAATAAAAGAATATAGAGATGAATATAATTTAAAATATAATAATCAAGAAGGTGTATGTAAATGTGGCAATAAATTTACTGGTAATCCGAAAAGAAAATATTGTAAGGAATGTTTAAGAAATAGAATGAAAGGAAACAAATATCATAAGTTAGTAAAGAATAGACTATCACAAGAAAATCATCCAAATTGGAAAGGTGGTATAACTTTTTGGAAAAAGAGAATATGGGATAGTGCTAAATATAAAAAATGGAGAACATTAGTTTTTGAAAGAGATAATTTTACTTGTCAGAAATGTGGAATAAATAATCATAAAGATTTAGGTAGGTCTGTAAAATTTGAAGCTCATCATACTCCTATTGGTTTTACTGATTTACTAAGAAAATATAATATAAAAACAAAAGAAGAAGCTATAAAATGTGATGAATTATGGAGTATAGATTTAGGAACAACATTATGTTTCGAATGTCATCAACCAACAAAAAAAGGAAGACCTAAAAAATAATTTATATTTATGTTAGAAAGACTACATCTATTAATTCTAAGGTTAATAGGAAGACGCCCCTCTGGGTTAATCAAGCTCACCCCCGATGAACGTGACTTTGAATTAGGTTCAATCTTTGACTTCTTTGGTTCTTATACTCCTAAACAGAAGGAGAAAGAAATAGAGACTGTCTCGGTTAAAGACCAGATGAGACTATCTAATTGTTCTTTTCAGGCTGCGACCGTTCAAAAGGAAATTGACGAAGAAGTAGAATTGTCTGCCCGTTATCTAACAGCTAAGGCTTGGCAGTTAGGACTATGTAAGAAACAAGGCTATGCTGACCTAAGAGCTGGTCAAGAAGTATTAAGACGTTTCGGATGTTGTGAGGAGAAAGACTGTACCTCAAATTCAAGACTTAGTTTTGAATCCTATGTTAATGTTAATTTCTCAGTGCTTGACCAATACGCCAAACTACACAAGACCAAGACTTATTGGAAGATAAAGAATATAGATGAACTTCTAAAAGCCATAGATGAGAACCACGCTGTTACTGTCGGTATTCCTTGGTACTCAGGTTTCAATCAAACTAGTGGATTTAAAAAGCCTTGGATAATTACCAAAGCGATGGGTTATTATGTTGGTGGACACGCACTTCTAGCAAAGGGTTACAAACCAGACTTAACGGTCGTCCAAAATTCTTACTCTAATGGTTGGGGAGATAAAGGTCGGTTATACATCGCTAGGGTCTTCCTAAATAAGTACATCAAGGCTTACGGCGCATACGCAAATTTGGATATTGAATATGATAAGATAACTGCCGAGGATATAATTGAGAAGTACGACTGGACAAAGACTAATAAGATAAATGTCAGGGGTGATAGAGATGGTGCTATCTATCTTATCTATGATGGTACTAAGTACGCTTATCGTAATGCTAGAGCTTTTATTGCCTACAACGCCAAACCTTACAGCTACAAGGATATGTTCATAGTCGTGCCACAAAAAGCTATTGATGGTGTACCACAAAAGAGTGGTAACGGTGGGCTGTTATCAGGAACTGGTGGAGACTATTGGGAAGTAGCTAAACTATTAAAATCTCCAGTCAACGATTCGTTTAAACCTGAATAATAAATAATCTAAATATATGGATACCCACATTATAAGTTTATTTAAAAAAGTAGAACATTTAGCCAGAGAAAAAGAGTGTAATTTCTGTGCTATTGAGTTAAAAGAGAATCAAACTCACGATTATTGTTGGACAGCAAAAGCAATTATGTATAGTGGTGATATTGAAAATCAAGAAGATGTCTCAGTAGAGGGTTTTGGCTTAGAAGGACACGAAGCATTACTTGATTTAATAAAAAAATTATAATAAATAATCTAAATATATGAAAAAAGAATGGTTTTTAAGCAAGGTCTTATGGGTAAATACTATCGGTATTGTAGCAATTATTGTACAGAGTTATACCGAGTTTATTATTGACCCAGCAATGCAGGCTTCAATTCTCCTGATAATCAATATTATCTTGAGAGCAATCACTGGAGAAGAAGTATCTTTCGGTGGACAAACTATCAAGGAAAGACTAGATAGATAATATTCTGTTTCCTGCTGATGACTATAGACATCTTAGAGCGAAAGCCCTAGAGCGACCTGTTGGGAGTACCTAAATGGTCGTTGGCAGGGGAGAAAATATTAACCCAAAAAAATATGATCAAGTATTCTGATATTACAAATGCAATAGGAGATAACATCAATGATCGCTATTTTGTATCAACTCACGAAAATGAAATTAAGAGAGCCATTAATAGGGCTCTTCGTGATATTAATAATGGTCGAGTAACTGATAACCCTAGAGGAGCCCAGAAAAGAAGAGTTGGCTATGATTGGCAGAGGGAGTCTGTTGATTTAGTATATATTTCTGGAACAGAGAGATATATTGTTTCTACTGTTATTACCTTATCTGAACTAAAATATATTAGTGATGTATTAATTGATAGTGATGAAAATGCTAAATTTAATCAAAGAACAGCATCTTATTTTAGAAGGAGAAGGGGTGTTAATAAAACAACAGAAAGAATGTGGGCTAATGAGTTTATTGGTGGTATAAAAGATATCTTAATTTATAATGCTGATAGTGATACATTAAATCTTATCTGGTATTCTAATTTCATGGTATTGGATTCTGATGGATCTACTAGACAAGAGTTATTTTCTGGCAGTGACGATACAGAAGAAAGTTTATTAATGCAAGATGATTATTCTGATTCTATAGTAGATATCGCTAGCGGTTATTTAATAAAACAAGATAGAACTGAACAGAGTGCTGGTCCGGCAGATTTATTAAATCAAGGAAGAAGAACATTACAGGATTTGATCAATGCTCATGGTCAGAGAGAGAAGAAACCAGTTGATGGGCCAGATATAAATAGTGAGTGGGGTAATTACGATGGTAATAGAAATAGATAATAATATATGAGAGAAGAAAAACAAAAGAATCCAATTGTTATTGACAAATGGCTCGGGATATATACTTCCTTGCCTAGTTATTTAATTCCTGATTTTTATGTATCAGATGCTCTTAATATGAGTTTTGCTTCTGTTGGCTATACCAACTCATTTGAGTTTTATTCTATTTTTCTAGATCACACAAGCACTCAGGCAGGAGAATTTTTAAGTTCTGAGACGTTTAAAAAGTCAGATGGACAACAAATACCTCTTGTAGTATTAGATAAGCCAAGTAGTGCTGGATCTACATTATATTGGTATAACTCAGTAGCTAAAAAATTAGAGATATTGCTAGATGGTTTAACTGCTGCTAAAAGAATGGCTTTTTCTGGTCAAGGATATAATACTGATACTCAAGATGGAATATTTTTCTGTAATGGTGTAGAAAATTATTCATTTTGGAGTGGAGCGATAGGTACTATAGCAAGTAATACTACAACTGTAATAACTCTTAATGCTGTGACAGGATTTACTAGTGCTGAGGAGCTTGGTTTTCCTTCTAGTGGTAGCGTAATAGTAGGTGGTACTGAATACTCTTATACAGGTCGTACAGGGCTAACTCTCACTGGGTTGACTGCTTTGCCAACCTTTGATGTTAATGATGGAGTAGCACAAATAGTTGATGATAGCACTCATAGTGGCATAACTAAATGGGATATTTTAACAGTCCAAGATGGTAGGGTAATAGGAGCTAGAACAGACGGTATTATAGTATCTATGTCTAAAGTAGGAGATGGTACAGATTTTACTACATCGACTGATCCAGATGATTCACAGACTTATAATGTAATTGAGGGTACCGGACCAATAACAAATGTAGTTGCTTTAAAAGATTATATAGTAGCTTTTAAAATAGACCTAGCAGAATATTATCAAATAGTATTCTCGACTGCGACTACTGTATCCAGAAATAGAGCTATAATAAGAAAGGGAGATGATCAGGGATGTGCCGGACCAGACGCTGCTATCTCATTACTTGATAAAATATATTATACTTCTTCTAAAGGGGGAATAAGATGGGTTGGTGTTAGTGATCAAAATGATGGATTTACTACTGGTGATCTAACTAATGCTATCAGACCAACACTTAAAGATGGAATCTTTAGTGGATCTAAAATGTCTTATTTTGAAAATGAGAGGATAATGGTTACAACATATAAAAAGGATAGTGATAGTACATCAAATGATAGACAAATAGGAGTAGAATTTGTAGAAGATGATGCACTACTTCAGGTGAGGCCAATAACTAAGATGGATAATCCAATAGGAGATTTCTTTATATATAATAATAAGCAATATTTTGTTTCTAATCTAGAGGCTAAAATATATCAGATGTTTGATGGTTATACTAAAGATGGTGGTCCAGCATTATCATCTGTAACGCTAAAAAGATATGCTCTTGGTAATATGTTTGCTCGTAAATCATTAACATATGTCGGTGTTAGAGGTAGAATGGCTAGTGGTGGTAAATTATTATTTACTCTTTCTTATGATAGAAAGGGAAGTTTAACAGTATTAGAAGGTAGTCTAGAACATAATGAACCTAATTTTATAACAGAAGGTGATATAATAACTATTGGTGATAGTGATATAGGTATTGACCCAATCGGAGGACAACTATCTGATATTGATGAACTTGATACATTTTTAGTTTTCTTTACTATACCGACTACCGAAAAGGCTTATGATTTTGCTTTAAACATATTAAATGAAGGTATTAACGCTGAGGGTGTAGTTGTAGGAACAAGATTTACTATAGAAGAGGTTGCCTTCTTTGCTAACTTAGAAGAATTAAATATTGATAGTGTAAAGAAGAAACCATTTACCCTGTCTAATGTATCAGATTTATAATTAAATAAAATATATGATCAGAAAAATCTTAATTACAGTATTCGCTTTCTTAATTGTTTCTGGTGGGGTAAGCGCAATGCAATTATGGGAATATGGCTCATTCCAAGAAAGAGCTGAAATGGCCACTGAGTCTGGTATAGTTTCTTCTTTCGAAGACTATGAAGGTACTTATGAGCAGAATATTGGTCTCCTGAGCTATCTAGAAGGCTCAAATCTGCTAATAGGAGCTGTTCAGAGGCCTTCTGGGTATAAAACAACTCTAGCAGAGAGCTTAAATGCTACGGCCTCTACAACAGAGGATATTAAAGTCTCCTCTTTAAATACTAAGGATGGCCATACTCTAACTACAGCTGACGTTGGAAGCTATATAATATTAACGATTGCTCCTGGTCGTGGTAATGAAGAGAAACTTGCTTGTACTGGTGGAACCGATAGTGTTTCTAACTGGCTTGATTGTACTCGTGGATTAAATTATTATAATCAATCAACTGGTGATGCTACTGTCTATACTCACTCCCCTGGCGAAACTGTTATTATATCTGATGATGATGCTTATGTATCTATTCAATTGGGTCTTCTTGGTGGTGATAATACTTGGACTGGTACAAATATATGGACTCAAGTAAATACTTTTAATCAATACCCTGAAATATTATCTTCTTTAGGAACTGCTACTACTACTTGGCAATTAATAACTAAAGGTTATGCCGATAATCTAGTAAATCAAGGTGCTGCTACTTCTACTGAAACTGTATCTGGTATTTCTGAGTTAGCAACTTATCAAGAAAATGCCTCATCTACTCCTTGGGGATTATTCTTTCCTCACGTTCAACAATCAGAACACTCAAGTTCAACTCCTAGTGCTAATGTAGCTACAACAAATGACGGAGTCTGGGATATCTGGAGTGATAATACAGGAAAACTAAGTCAGTTATGGTTAGATTTAACAGAAGCATTTACTTTTTCTGGAGATAATACTTTTAGTGGTAATAGATTAGTAATTGGCGGTAATGCTTCTTCTACTGCTCTTTGGGATTTTGCTGGTGATGTTAATTTTACTGGAGGAGTTACTGGTGTAAATTATTTGGCTACTTCAACTGTGGCTACTACAACTGTAGCGAATACTGATGCTTGGGCTGACCTTTTTAGATACACTGTTCTAGGAGGAGCACTTAAAGATAATAGTATGATTGATTGTCGTATTTGGATAGATAGTTTTACTTCTAATACTGCTAATTTCAAAGTTAATCTGAAATATGGCGATACTACTTCTACTGAACTAACAATAGGTCAGGTTGGAGTAATAGATGTTAATGGATTTATTGATATTGCTTTACAGTCTAGTGCTGATGGTAGTCAGTTTGGTAGTTTATATGTGACTTCCACTAGTACTCATACTACTTTTGGAACTACTTATGAAGATACTACGATTGATAGAGATTTGGTTGTAGCTGTTAAGTGGGCTAGTGCTGAAGCTGCTGATAGTATTCAAACAAGAAATGCTTATTGTAAAATAAACGATTAATACATTTTGACACTTCCTAAAAAGTTTGGGGAGTGAACTAAATGTGATTAAAAATAACTAAAATAATATGGCAAAAGAAAGAGATGCACTATTTAATACACCAACTAGTGTTAGACTATCAACCACTGATATACCTATTTTTGAACAGAAAGAAGGGGGTAAACAATCATTTATTGGAGCTGGTCAACAAGCACCATCTGGATTTGGTTTCAGTCAATTTGTATCTCCAGCTTCAAATGCTAGACAATTTGCCCCCACAGATGGCTTTGGTGCTGGTGGTGGAGGAATACCTGCTGGTGGTGGAGCTAGTCCATTGTTGGCAACTTCCGGTAGTTTTATGGATCAGTTTGGGGATGCTTTAAGTCGTTTTTCTGAAACACCTGAAGAAGCAGAGGCCAGAAGAAATGATATTAGAAAACAATTTACTGCTGAAAAAGAAAGAATTTTAGGAATTGGTGAAGAAGAACTTGATGTTTTTGGAGCTAGAAAAGCAAAGGGTTCTCGTGGCGGAGGAACTGCATTTGATAGTATTATAGATAATCAAATAGAAATGTCTAAAAAAAGAGTTGATAAAGCTATTAAAGAAAATGAAGATGCATTAGCAACAGCTCTAAGAGAAGATAATACAAGTGCCAAGGAACAAGCCAGAAAAAACTTAATAGCTGCATCAGATTTATCATTAAAACTATCAAACCAAGCAATACAACGTGAACAACTTAAATTACAGCAATTAACAGGTCAAAGAGCTGGTGTTACACAAGAATTTCAAATAAGGCAAGCCGTCCCAATTGGTAAAACTATAGAAATTGGTGGACAGACATTTGAGGGTTTAGCTCAACCAAGTATTGACACACAAGCATTTACTGATAGTGCTGGTAATGTTACTATAGTTGACCTTAATACTGGAAACCCACTGGGTGTAATAGAAGGTATAGGAAAAACAGAAGGTTTAGAATTTAAGACTGTTAATGGAAGAATATTTACATTTGATCCAGCCACTGGATTGACAGCTGACAGTGGTATTACTGTGCCAAAACAGAGTGTCGCTGGTGCAGGAACTGGAACTGGAGCAGAAGACTTATCACCTACAATAGCAGCAGTTACTGAAGCCGCTAATCGTATAATAGACATGGAATCATTAGGAGAGGTAAGCCCAGATAGCTATTGGGCTTTAGTAAATGAACTTGCTACTGACATGGGTTGGAATCCAGATGATACTAATGCTTATGTTATTGGTAAGATACAAGAACTAAAAGGTGAAGCACCTGTTAGCGATTTCGAAACAGAAACTCCAACAGAAGATACACCTGCAGATACTACTCCAGCAACAACTGATGCTGGTAAAGCAGTAGGTGGTTTTTTAGCTCGTGGTGGAATACTACCAGAAGCAGTTAGCACATTAGGATGGGCTAATGAAAGTGCTAAGAATTTTCTGAAAGGATTAACTGGAATTGGAACATCATTATCAGCAGAAGAGATTAGCGAATTAAATAAAAAATACGGAGGTAGTTTTTAAATAAAATACTATGGGTAGATTTGCTAAATATTCTTTATCTGGAGAAAAGAAAAAACCAGCATCTGAGTTTGATGTATCAGAATTAGAAGGGCTTAAAGCATTAGCTGAAAGTCGTGGTCTTGATGTTAAAGAAAAAGGACCAGGGCTATTTAGGAAAAGTATTGATATAATTTCTCGACCATTATATGCCAGTGCCGGATTTGCTAAAGCATTTACTCAGCGAGATGAGACTGGTAGATTAAAAGAAAATCCATTAGAAGAAGCATGGAAAGGATTATCAGGTCAAGAAAGAGAAACCTATAGCGATGTATTAAAGGAGCTTGGAGTAGAAAATAAATGGATAAGAGGTGGAGTTGGGTTTGCATTAGATGTGGCACTAGATCCAGCTACATATTTTGGTGGTGCATTAATAAAAGGAGCTGCTAAGACGGTAGGCGTAGGTGGTAAGGCTGTTCTTGGTGCAGGTAGAAAACTAAATCCTCAATCAGTAGCAGCATTAGAAATGGCTGGTAAAAGTCTAAAAGACGCTATGGGCCATGCTTTTGTTTATGGTTATGGAGCCAGCAAAGGAATATCAGATGATGTTGCTAGGTTTTTTAATAAAGCAGGTATAGCTAAAGAAGATATAATAAAAAAGAATTTTAAAGCACTTAATAAATTTGATGATAAAATAATACGACAAGCTACTGATATAATGTTTAAAAACAAAGCTATTGAAAGAGAAGTTAGGATGGGATTGAGAAAAAGTAGTGACATTTTTAAATCTCCAACAAAAGAAGTAGCAGAAGCAGTTAATACAATGAAAGGTATTGGTACAAGGATTGGTAAACTAACTGGAATACCAGAAGAACAATTATATAAGAATTATATTCCATCTATAATGAATTTAAGGGACAGAGCATTATCTAATGTTAAACCCCCTAGAGGAATAAAGATTGGTCGTCAAGATTATCTAAAAAAATTCAATAATAAAATAGCTGATGAAAAGCTATTAAAGAAACCTATTGAAGCATACAGTAGGAGAGAGTTTGAGGTTATGCGAGACTTTATGGCCAAAGGTACTATGGATGATATGATTAGTAATTATGGATTATCAGCAAAGGAGTTTAATAAATTAGATGATGTTGCTAAGGCATTATATAAGCCAATAAAACATAAAGGCAGTAAGGGGACAGCTGGCTATCTTAAAGAGGGAGACTTTAATTTTGTAAATAATTATATGTTTCCGGAGATGAAGAGTATTGATATGTTAGCTAAGGCTACAAAGTATGATTCATTCACTCGCCTATTTAAAACAGCAGTAACAGCTTGGTTCCCAGCTTTTCATGTCAGAAATTATATTAGTGGTAATGTACAGAACTATTCTGTATTAGGCGCACAAGCATTTAATCCAAAGAACCACATGAATGGTTTGGGATTTATAAAGGGTACTAATAAATTATTCAAATCTAAAGGATGGACTGGTACTGGTAAAGAGATGAATAAGATACTGCGTGAGAACTTTAGAGGTGCTTCTAGGTATATAGGTGATCTAACTGATTATGTAGATGAGTTAGCTGATGGTAGTTTTAAAGTGAAAAGAGCTATTAGTAATCTTAATCCAAGACAAATTGGTAATTTTGTAGAGATGAATCAGAAAGCTGTAGCTGTTTCAACTGCCCTTAACCAAGGCAAAACATTAAAGGATGCTCTTAAACTAGCTGAAAGAGCTGGATTTGATTATACTAAGATCACTCAGTTTGAATCTAAGGTAATGAGAAGGTTAGTTCCTTTTTACACTTTCGCCAGGAAGAACGCTGAGTTACAACTAAGAACTGCTGCTAAAAATCCAGCTAGAATACTTAACCAAATTAAATTTACTCGTGGATTATCAAATGTATTTGGTGGAGAAAAACCAACTGAAGAAGATTTGGCTGGATTACCACCATGGGCATTAAATAGCTTAGGATTTAAAGTAGAAGGTAACAGATTTTTAACTAAGTTTGGCTTACCAATGGAAGAATTTATAGAAAGAGTAGCTGACCCAGGTAAAACTACACTATCTAGTTTAAACCCATTAGTTAAATTTCCATTAGAAGCTAAGCTTGGGCATGACTTCTTTAGAGAACAGAAACTTGTTGATATAAATAAAATAGCTCCCGCTACTGGAGAGTTATTAATGTCTGAAAAAACACCTCAATGGTTTAGAGATGTTATGAATGTCCAGAAAGTAGAAACCGATTATGGAACTAAGTATTATGGATCACCAAAGAAATTACATTTATTAAGAAACATTCCAACTGCAAGATTCCAAAATACTCTTGAAAGAATGTTTGATAATGATTTGAATAAAGTTGATAAATGGTTAGCTTTCCTTACTGGTGCTAGGATATATGATATTGATGTTGAATTACAAAAATACTTCAAAGACAGAGATATGAAGCGTGATATACAGGATCAATTAATGCAAGAAGGTATTGGCAAAGAATTAGATATATTCTATATACCTAAACCTCAGAAGTAATCAATAGCCATAATTATAATCAGCTGTCTCTACTCCATCAGAAATATAAACAGTATTGTCCTGTGGACCCAACATACTTCCGATTATAAGTATTATTATAAATATTATTATACCTATTATTATATCTTTTGGTGTCATATTATTTCCATAAATTTAAACTTCACTTAATAAGTGGGGTTATTTAAATTAATTAAAAAATCGTTATATTTTTTGGCACTCATTGTTTTAGTACATTTCTTACAGCTCCACCATTTGTCCACAACAGTTCTTTTTCCTGTTTTTTTAAAGTAATAACTGCCATCAGTGTTCTGAATAGCATAGCCATTATTGATTACTCTCTCTTTCCTATAAGTTTGTCTTTTCTTGCATATAGGGCAGAGGTTGTTTTTTACTCTCTCTTGTAAGCTCATAGCTCTGTTTATTTAACTCCATTTAAAGGAAATATACCAGTAGTTTCTTTGAAACTACAAAGCATTTTCTTTTATATTAATATAAGCATTTAGTATTATATAATATAAGCATTTGTGTACTTTTTACCGCTAGCGGTGTTTACCGCTGATGGTATTCGGGTACAGCGGTTGTCATTTTCCAAACTGGATTTACCAGCTTTATATAGCTCTTTTCGAATAGTCCTGTATTTTTGTCCTTCCTTTGTATCATCTCTATCTCGCCTAGATCTATTAATCTCCTCCTAACTTTCCCGACCTTTCCCCTGTTCCATTTCAGCCCTATAGCAACGAAAGTGTCATTGCACCATATCTGCTTAGTGTCCTGAAAGTGTGTTTGATAGTTATAAAATGTTAGTAATGTTATTAGTTGTTCTGGTTTGGTTTGTTGTAATAGTTGCCACATTGTATCCTTATACAAAGATACGATATTACTTCTTAACATACAGTTTTCCTAGTCCTTACATACAAGAACCCCCTGAGACTAGGAATCTAGGGGGTTCTTGAATATAATTCATCGACGAATTAAATCGAGTTCCTAGTCTCTTATATCATTATATCACACTTTTGCCTAAAAGTCAATAGCACTACCCTGTGGATAACTTTACACTCATTGGGTAATCTTTTTGTTTGGGTTTTTCAGTGCTATGTTTATTTAATTCCCTTTAAAGGAAATTTACTAGAAAATCTTTGATTTTCAGTATTCTTCATTTATTATTATTACTTATTATTATTAGATACTGTCTGTCGGATACCCCTGCCCGTCTGTCGGGTCGGGTATACCGACAGTCGGTATACTGTTATATTCTGCTAGTAATTCATTAGCTTTTTCATAATTGCCCTCATAGTAAATAGTACTCTTACTAAACCTCTTTTTTACATCAAAAATGTTAAGTTCTATTAGTTTAGGAATCTTTAATTCCACTGTTGATTTAGCACATCCGGATAGTTTAGCTATCCTTTTGATACTAGGCCAAGAATAATCTCGGCCGTCTTTCTCATTAAAATGTGCATAGATTGCGTAGCATATAGCTACATGGTAAGCGTCTAACTCGTTAATCTCCGTTAGTTGGAGTAAAGTTCTAGGTACCATCACAAAAATATCTCTCATAAAATACCTTTCTATAAATCAGAAAACCCCTATTAAACTTACGAGAAAAATAGGGGTCATCTGATTTCGTAAGTTTATTATAAAGGTATTATATCACACTTTTCACAAAAAGTCAATAGCTGTTTTATACACACCCTGTGGATAAGTTTAAACATCAATCTTTATACTCAAAGGATACTCTATCTGTAAAGGCTTTTTATTACCACTTTCATTTTTAAATATCTCATAAGTATTAAGAAATAAACTAAACTTATCTTCAATTTCAGTCAATTTATATTTATTTTTATTTCTGCTATATCCTACCTGCAAAACGGCTAGCTGGATATTATCAGTAATTTTCTTCATTTCCTTATAAGCTTCCTTATAAGCAGATAACTGCAACTTATAATCTTCATAAATATTCTGACCAGTTTTTAGATCGATAATCCACAGTACACCATCTATTTTTAATATCAGATCTACAGTACCGGCATATTCATGTTTTTCTGATATAAGAACTACCTCAGAAGCAAGTACTTCAACCTTACTATTTTTAATAAGCTCTCCCCACCACTTACTAAAAGAAAATACTGCATCATATTCATCTGGTTCTAATTCAACTTCATGACCATTTCTATCTGGAAACTTACTATCTATTTTAACTTCTTCTCCTTTAACTAATGATTCAACTGCTAGATGAATCTTACTTCCCCTTTCACCTGCAAGCTTTTTTATTAATTCAGATTCATCTCCTACTTTTTTTAACCATTCCTGAAAAAACTTACCTTTAGGATAATGCGATGTTATGTAGGTGATACTGGGATAAAACTTGTATTCTGGTAAACCAGTATCTTTATTTTTAGAAGCGACAGAATAGTAACGCTCGTCTAAAGTTGTAGTTTGCATGATACCTTTCTCTTTATCAACTACCTTAATTATTTTTTTATTATTTATATTCACTAATTATTATTTCTATTCTAGGATCCTCTTTATCATAATCTTTTATAACATTCACTTCACAAACCTGTTTATCATCTTCCCAGATACCGGCCTCAGTAAGAGCATCCATAGATAATTTATGAAAATTATCCCAGTCTCTAATACGCTTATCACCAAAGTATAAGCGTATTTTTAATATCAACTTTCCCGTAAGAGTTGGCCCCTTCTTCTGCGCGGTGGCCTCCCATATATATTCTTCCTTCCTTTCTTTACCAGCCTTATTCATATAATGACGTGGAAAAGGAGTACAGGCAAATTTATAAATACTATTAGTCGATAATGGATTCCCCTTCAATATTATTTTCATTTTGTTGTTTTATATAAAAATAACTATTCCTCCAAAACATAATATCCTTTTCACATTCATCTCTGAAAGTAGATTGATCTGTTATTAATGATTGCAGAATAGAATCAGACAATCCAATGCTCTTGCTTATCTCTTGGATTTGAGTGGGGTTGGCTGTAATTATGCCTTCTCGGACCTTCGTTCCACCAAGAGAATAAGCTATCTGACAAAGCAAACAAGTAGATGCGATCCAGATAAATAACATAAATAATACTATTAGCAGTTTATTCATTTAGTTCTTGACATTTATTATAATTTTCTTTTTCCTTATCAGATAACTCAATACAAACTAAATATCCTTGACCACCACTTACTAATTTTGCATTAACATCATTAAATTGCTGGTGTGTAAATTCTCTTAAAGCACCATTATAATCAGAAGTTGATAATTTCCATTTAAAATCTGATGGGCAACTTCCTCTAGCAATTTCTAATCTCCACTCACAATCCAGCTTTTCCCATTCAGTTTCTTCTTCTCTAATATCTACTATAACCTTACCAATATTTTCTCCTTCATTCTTGGCTGGTATAAAAATTAATACTTTCATATTTCTCCTATATAAATTGATGCAAGATAAACTAAAATCATTATTGCAGTTATTACAACTAAGATAACCATTAATACAAGTGCTATTGCAACTAAGATGTTTATCATATATTAATTAATATTCATATAAATTTAAATCGTGTTCGGCACAAATAATTTGTAGTTTTTCTAATACTATTTTATAATCTTTATCCATATAATTATCTGGTAATTGTCCAGCAATTATAATTGTTATATCTCTTACCAATCCCATATATCTATTTACTAATTATTATTTCCCTTAGTGTTGGTTAGTTTAATCCTAATTCTTTACAATATTTACAATCATTACCATTACCGCATTTCTCAAATTTCTGAATAATCCTTGAACCAGTAATATGAAACATAGTTTTAAGTGTCCTTTTCCTTTTTTCTATTTGATGTGTTTGTTTTTCTAATTCTTCATAATGCTTGAAACACAAATCTTTCTTTATTCCATCGTGTTCCCAATAAAAATCTGCTACCTCACCACATTTAATACATTTCTTATCTTTCATACTTATATAATTTATTATTTAATTATCCCTAATGATTATTTGCTAAGTCTTAGATAGTTCATATAGTATTATGTCAGCCCCCTATTTTGAAGCCCTATGTATACCTAGTCAAGGTTTCGATCCTTGTATTGTTATAGAGACTTGTGGTCTCCAACAACTATCTAAGATTTAACAAACAATTCCCCTAATTATTATTTCCCTTAGTGTTGGTTAGTTTTTGGAGGGGGGTCGAGTTATTGACCGCTCCCTGTCGGTTTAGTCTTCTAATATAAACCCTAATGCTCCTAAAAACCCTTCCAGATTTGCTTTTTTAATCTTTACTGTTCCACCCTTACCATAGAATTTAGCACTGTATAATTCAGCACCACGCAGGTTAGCACCACGCAGGTCAGCATCACGCAGGTCAGCATCACACAGGTTAGCACGACACAGGTCAGCATCACGCAGGTCAGCACCACACAGGTTAGCACCACGCAGGTTAGCACGACACAGGTCAGCATCACACAGGTCAGCACCACACAGGTTAGCAC